TTAAAGAGAAGAAACTAGTTATATCGACTGCGGAAGATATGATGGATATGAGGGATGAGTTTATTGAGGCACACCATAAAGAAATTTATGATGACACAGTTACTCTCTGTCACAAACATCATTTAAAGCTCCACAGCATATATGGCAAGAAGCCTGCTTTAGTCACTGGCCCCAAGCAACAACGCTGGGTAGAAAAAAGAAGAGTAAAAGAATATGGGATTATTTAGAAACTGGGTTCAGAAACTGAATCCGTCACAACCGCAGATAGCGGCAGCTCAAGGAAGTCAGGGGTCGTTAGCTCCTGTAATTACTTACCAAAGAGCGTATGATAGATTAGAAGTAGTAAACAGAGGCGTTAACATGATTGTTGATGCAGCTTCACAAATCAACGTAGATGTTGGGGATAAAGAAGCGTTTCCTGGAATAGCTACTATAAGGCATAAAAAGCTCGTTAGTCTTCTCAATAGGAACCCTAACGCGTACCAGACTGCAGATGCGTTTAGACGCAACATATTTTTAGATATGCTGATGGATGGAAATGCTTTTATATACTTTGATGGCGCAAGTTTATATCACTTACCTGCAGAGAATGTTACAATCCACCCAGATAAGAAAACTTTTATCAAAGGGTATGATTATAATGGTACTAAGTATAAGCCAGATGAGATTATCCATATTCAGGATAACGCGGCTGAGTCGATTTACAGAGGTAAGTCAAGACTTAAATCAGCTACAGATAGTATAAACTTATTATACAATATGAAAGCCTTTCAGGCAAACTTCTTCAAGAATGGAGCGGTACCTGGGCTTGTATTAAAGACACCTAATACTCTTAGTGCTAAAGTTAAAGATAGACTTATTAACTCATGGACACAAAAGTATAATCCTAAAAGCGGAGGTCGTAGACCTTTAGTTCTAGACGGAGGAATTGAGATAGACAGTATCTCTAATGTGGACTTTAAGAAATTAGACTTTGAGGATTCAGTAACTAACTTAGAAAATACCATTCTAAAAGTTATAGGAATCCCACCAATTTTAATGGATGGTGGCAATAATGCTAACATTAGACCCAACCAGAAATTAATGTATCAAGAAACTGTTCTACCTTTAGTTAGGAAACTAATTAGCGGGCTAGAGCGATATTTTGGTTATGACCTTGCAGCAGCACTAGAAGAGCTCTCGCCTTTACAGCCAGAGCTAGACGATAAAGCAAGATACTACAGCACTTTAGTTAATGGGGGTATTCTTACTCCTAATGAAGCTAGAGAGGCATTAAGATTAGAAAAGATAGAAGGTCATGATGATGTGCGTATTCCAGCAAACATTGCAGGAAGCGCAAGCAACCCTTCTGAGGGCGGAAGACCTCAGGGAAACGAGGAAAATGATGAATAAAAAGTTTGAAATTAACTCATTATTTGATGTGGTAGAGAAAGACGGTAAGTCTGAAACTCTAACAATCAAAGGTTATGCAAATACAGTTTCCAAAGACCGCACTGGCGATGTAATCGTTAAAGAGGCTTGGACAAAGGGTGGTATGGATGATTATCTAAAAAACCCTATTATCCTTGCTTTCCACGACTATTCGCGCCCAGTAGGTACCACTGTTGATTACAATGTAACTGACAAGGGGCTGGAAATTGTTGCAGAAATTAGTAAAGCTGCAGGTGAAGTGTATAACTTAATCAAAGATGGAGTTTTAAAAACATTTAGTGTTGGTTTTAGCATCAAAGATGCGGACTACGAGAAGGAAGACGATACGTTCTATATCAAAGATTTATCTTTGTATGAAATTAGTGTTGTATCAGTTCCCGCTAATCAAGACTCAGTTTTCTCTTTAGCTAAGTCATTTGATGATGTAGATGAGTATAACTCATTTAGAAAGTCTTATGGAGTAGTAAAAGAAGAGAAAGAAGAGTTAAAAAAGGAAGAGAAGGAACCTTCTCAGGATAACATTCTAAAGGAAATTAATATGGATAAGAAAGAACTAGAAGTTATGATGGCTAAGACTGCAACTGCAGCTTTAGACTCATACAAAGCCGAAGTTGCTGAGAAGGCTGAGAAGTCTGCAGCAGAAGCTACACTTAAATCAATTGAAATGGGTAAAACCGCTGCAGAGAAAACTGCCGAAGCTTTGGAAGCTAAAATTAAAGCAGAGGGAGATAACTACTCTAAAGCTATTTCTGATATGTCAGAAGAGCTTAAATCTGCTAAAGATGAGATGGCTGCTATGCAGAAGTCTAAGATGCAATTCTCTGAAGTTGGGTCAAATGCGCCTTCTAAAGATGAGTTAAATCAAGCGTTTATCACAGCTAAGATTTTAGGTGTTGGTATTCAAGATACTGCGATGGGTAAATCTCTTGTTGAGAAAGCTTCATCTAACCGTATCAACTCTGATGATCAGAACTGGGAAACTACTTGGAACGCTAACATGTTCGAAGAAATGAAGAACCGTGTAGTTGTTGAATCAATTTTTAATACTGTTCAAATGAACGCACGTATTATGCACTTCCCTTCAAACCCTGATGCAGGTATGAACGCTACTTGGGTAGACGCTTCAAACCAGAACGACTTTAATGACGGTACTGAAATTGGTACAGCATTTGCTGATGCTTCTGCAGGTACAGTTCGTAAACATCTATTAAATGATGTTGCTTTGACTGCATACAAACTTGCTACTCGTGAGTACGTAGGTTATGAAGAAGAGGAAGATACGTTACTTCCAATCGCTAACATCGTTAGTGACGCTATTACTCGTCGTATGGCTCGTACATCTGATGCATCTATCTTAGGTACTGGTGTTGCAGCTCCATTTACGGAATTAGAAGAGTTTGCTGGAGGCCATACAGGTGGTTCAGTAACTACAGGTGGTACTACTACTACTATTACTTCTACTAACGTACATACTGCTCGTACAAACATGGGCGCATGGGGTCACAACCCTTCTGACTTAGTATTATTCTTGTCTCAAGAAGCATACTACGGTTTAGTAGACGATGCTAACGTTATCACTTCTGATAAGTATGGTGAAAAAGCTACAATCTTAACTGGTGAATTAGGTAAGATTTGGGGTATCCCAATGATTGTTTCTGACGCGTTTGAGGCACAAGGTGCATCAGCGGCTCAAGCAATGCTTGTTAACCCTAGCAACTACATTGTTGGTAACTACCGTAATTTGACTGTTCAAACTGCTGAAGATATCGTTGCACAGCAAAAGGCTATCGTAGCTACACGTCGTTTTGGCTTCATCGCTAAAGAAGACGGTACAGCTACTAAAGGCTCAATGGTATTACTTAAGTACGCAGCATCTTAATAGAGCTGTAAACTAAAGTATAGTTGAAATAAAACTGGAGGGGTTCGCCCCTCTGGTTTTTATAAATGAATTGAGAAGTTTGTTTATAAAAACCAAGCCTTAGGGCAAAGAATTTTTAAGGACATATAATGGCAGACTTATATACAGTTAGTGAGTACAAGGCATATGCTGGTATCTCTAGTACTAACAGGGATTCAGAAATTAACCTTCTGAAGACCCAAGTTTCTGCACTTATAAGAACGTACTGTGGGCGTAATTTTATTGATTACTATTCCACAGCAAAGACAGAGTACTTCGACACTACCGGTGGCGAAACTTCTATCTTCCCTGTAGAACTTCCAATCGTGGAAGTTGTACAACTATTAGAGCGTTCAAGCTCTAAGACGGATAAAACAACCGTCGAAACCAACCACGCCGATAGTAACAATTACTATCTTTTAGAATCAGGTACTGCTCAATGTACTCTTTCTACTAAAACTACTGAATCGACTTGTATTAATAATGACTCCTTTACTGGGGCAGGCTTAAATGATCTAACAATCACTGGATACAACGCAAATACGTCGTCAGGTGAAATTGGACGTAGCTATAAAGTACAAATTGACAGTACAGGAACTCCAGATACCTTTAAATGGTCTCGTGATGGAGGGAATAATTGGAAAGAAACAAGCGTAGCAATAACAGGTTCTAGTCAAACTTTAGAGGGTGACATAGCTGTAACATTTGCAGCGACCACAGGCCATACAAGCACTAATAGCTGGACTTTTAGTGCTGAGAGATGGACAGGTGAATGTAGCAGTTCATCTTATACTACTCAATCAACTTGTGAAGCAGCTGGAGAATTCTGGACTGCACCAAGAGATTATGAGTTAGATGCTGAAGGACAAGAAATTATGAAAGTTTCTAGTTTTCCTACAGGACCTAAATCAGTTAAATTAGTATACAAAGGTGGTTACTCTTCTATACCAGATGAACTAAAGCTAGCTTGCTATGATCTTACTACATACTATATGAAGAAAGAATCAACTCCAGCAAAGTCTATGCCAGGCTCGGATATTAAAAATATCTCACGCAGCCAGTCGCTTCACTCTGAATTCCCCCCACACATAAAACGTATCTTGGAGCATTATAGGCATATTAGCTAATGAGCGCAGACGCACTATCCAACTTTCTTAAACGTAATATTGTAAAAATATTCGAAAACGACCTTAGAGATTCTTTAGAAGGAGTAACCCACCGTCTAACCTTGAATAGGGCTGAATTATCTACACTACTAAGGGGCAAGTTATCCCTTACAAAGGATGAAGCCGATGAAGCAATTACAGAGATTGAGGGTTCCCTACTGAAACACAGATTCATAGAAAACGAGTCTAGTAATGAGGGAGGGAGTGTGTGGGTGGCTTCTTCAAAGAAAACCAAATTAAACCCTAGACCCGTAGCTAACCCTTATAAATCCTTCTACAATTGGAAGAAGAACTTATACAAAAATACACTAAAGGACCTAAGTTCCGGTAGTAAATTAAAAGATTTTGGAGAGAATTTACACTTAGGGCATGGAGCAGCAGGCGGCGTTGCAGTAGTTACACACCGTAGTATGAAAGCAACGAAGAAACTAATGAGTAAAGGGGCAAAAAAAGCTGGTGTAAACGCGGAAGCAATGATTACAGAAATGGAGGCTATCTCTTTAGAGGTAGATCGTATCTTAGGTAAAATAGACTTAAAATTAAAAGCTGATGATGCCTTTACAGCTAGAAGTGCCTTAAAGAAGACGTACACACTAAATATAGAGCTACAGTGGGGGAAGTCTAACTTATCAGAAGGTCAAAAAGAAAAGCAAATAAAAAATGCTATAGCATCTTTTGTACAGACTGTAATTGACAACCCAGGGGCTTATCTAGAGGTGGGGGGATCTCCTTCTATGCTCAATTGGGTGGATAAGGCGTTGGACACTGCTATAATTGGCAAGAAAAAGATCAAAGACCAAGTTAAAACTACTAAAGCATCTCATTCTATAAAATCCAAAATTAAGAAAGGGAAGAAGCCTCTACCTACCACTCTACCTAGAATCAGGGACACCAGGGGTAGGTTCACTTCACCCGCAGCGATACAAAACATAATCCAATCTCAGATAACTGAAAAAGTTAAAGAGAATATGGGGGAAGGCGGTTCACTAGTAAATAGAACAGGACGATTTGCAGAATCGGTTACTATTACAAATGTTACGCAAACTAGACAAGGGTCATTGACTGCTTTTTATAATTATATGAAGTATCCTTATCAGACTTTTGAAAGAGGATTCAAACAAGGGTCAACACGAAGAGACCCTAGATTATTAATTCATAAGTCTATTAGAGAAATAGCACAAAAATTAGTTCATCGTAAACTAAATATTAAATCAAGGAGAGTATAATGGCAGGTAAAGCACGTTCAGCAATAGTGAATGCACTTATTACTAAGTTAAAACTTATTGACGGCTCTGGCTCTTTTAGTAGTAATTTGTCTAACAATGTTACTAATAAACTTATCTTTTGGGATGAAGTAAACGACTTCCCATATGTATCAGTAGTAGCAGGTAACGAAGTAAGAGAATATTTACCCGGCGGCTTCAAGTGGGGCATGCTAGGGCTAAACATACGAATGTATGTGTACGGCGAAGAGCCGTTAGATGAACTTGAGAAAGTTCTATACGATATTGAAACCCAGATCGATGCTAATAATGTATTAACATATGATACTGGTAAACAGACTGAGCAGATGACGATATTAAGTATCGCAACTGACGAAGGATTACTTGCTCCATATGGAGTAGGTGAGATTACCTTAGAAGTAAGGTATCAAATATAGTCTACAACGGTAAATAGACAATAGTCGAATAACCCGTTAATGACAAGTTAAAAATACAGGAGAGCTAAAATGGCTTTATCTTTAAGCAGAAATGCAACGTTCTATGCGTCATACGTGGCAGCAGGAACATCAACCTGGGATGGTCTAGGCACTAACCCATCAGATGCGGATACTTTCGAGATTCCAATTCTAGACGGATTTTCATTCTCACAGGCAACTGGTACACAGAATGTAACTCTAAACGAAGCAGGTGCAACACCTAAACGTGGTCAAAAGATCTTCAATACATCTTTAGAGCCCGTTGATTGGAGTTTTACTACTTACATGCGTCCTTTTACAGACAGCGCAGATTCAGATAAGCACTCAGCAACTGAGAAGTTACTTTGGAACGCTTTAGTATCTAATACACAAACTAATAATACCTCTACAGGTGGTATCGCTTGTGACACAACAGATATGACTATTGATTTTGAAGACTCAGAGCATAACCAGCTACTTAAGTTTACTGGTTGGTTCGCTTTTTCTGATTCATCATTAACGTACGAATTGGCTAATATGTGTATTACATCAGCTTCAATTGACTTTGATATTGATGGTATCGCTCAGATCACTTGGACAGGATTTGCTACTTCAGTTACACAGGTAGACGCAGATTACCCAGACGAGTCAGGACATCTTACAGACGGGTACGTACCTGCAAATACAGATGCAGACTTCATCCTTAACAGACTTAGTACTGTTACTTTGACTTCTACAATCTCTGGTAGTTCAAAAGTTTACACATTCCCTCTAACAGGTGGAAATGTTACTATTGATAATGGCTTATCGTTCGTAACTGCAGAAGAACTAGGCAAGATTAATACACCAATTGATCACCAAGTTGGAACTCGCGCTATCTCTGGCAACTTTACTTGTTACTTAGATTCAGCAGCACTAAGTTCAAAGGTTATGTATGATGATATCTTAGCAGATATCAGTGGTGCAGCACCTGACGTAACAAACGTTTTTGACATTGATCTTAAAATCGGAGGCGCAAGCGCTCCATTTGTACAATTCGATATTCCTAGAGCTCACTTAGAGCTTCCGTCTATTGATACTGCAGATGTTATGGGTGTTACAGTTAACTTCACAGCACTAGAAAGTGACTTTGCTGGAGAAGACGAAATGACAGTTAATTATAAAGGACTAACTAGTACTTAATATTTAATGTCTTTAGTAGGGTGCTTAGGTGCCCTACTTTTTTATTTATAAAACACAGGATATACAAAATGACAACAGCAACAACAGCAACACCAAGTATTCAGAGTTTATCTGACTTACTTACTTCAAGTAAAACAGCGACAATCGAGTTTCCGGGTTACCCAGGATTCGAGGTACAACTTACTTATTTAGCACGCGACGAGATGCTAAAGCTACGTAAAAAGGCAGTTACTACGAAAATTAATCGTAGAACTAGACAGCCAGAAGAAGAGCTTAATGAGGAAAT